ATTTCTCGGATTTCAACTCCAGGTGATTGTATAGTTCTTCTACTCATAGTAAACCTTTACAATTATTTATTATTTCTTAGCCCAAAAAAGTAGTTGATTTGAGGAAATAGCCGTTATAATATAAATATATGAAAGGTATCATTCTAGCTGGCGGTACTGGTTCAAGAGTTTACCCGTCAACACAAGTTGTATCAAAACAACTTCTTCCTGTATATGATAAACCTACAATTTATTACCCACTATCTACCTTAATTAAATTAGGTATTAGCGATGTAATGATTATTACAAATGGGTTAGCTTATTCCCATTTGTTAACTTTATTTAACCAAGCACAAAAACCAACTCCATATTTAGGAATTAATTTCACATTTAAAATACAAACTGAACCAAAAGGAATCGCAGAAGCCCTTATTATAGCAGAAGAGTGGCAAGGGGAAGATAATGTGTGTTTAATATTAGGAGATAATATTTTTACTGGTATAGGTTATGAAGAAGCTTGGGACACTGATGCTCACGTAGTAGGTTATAGAGTATCTAATCCTTGTGATTATGGAGTTATAGAAACTGAAGGTACTAACGGACATAAAACTGTG